TGTAACCACTAGGTTATCAACCTCTTGGACGATTTCATCATTCAAACGAATAATTAATCGACCTTTCATGTTTAAATCATCTGAAATCATTGTTTGCTCCTAGCCATTAAACGTTGCCGTATTCATGGTTGAGTTGTTTAAAAGTGAAAGAGTACCACTTACATAATTAATTGACAGTGCTTCTGCCATAGAAACGCTATCAGCTAACGAATTTTGCCCGTAACTAAAAGATATTTGTTCCGATATATTAGCTGAATCAGCCAGTGCTTTACCAACGGAAGTTGTTAAAACGTCACTGATCCCCACCACATTCTGTTTAAGTATTGACTGAACTGTTTGGCTATCAAACACTTCATCTACTGTAAACGCATCAGAAAGCGGTAACCCTATAGTTAACAACGGTGAAATACTGTCGCCCATGCTGACAGAATCACTAAATGTTCTAATGATATTCAGTAATGGACTAAAAGAATCGCTCATGCTAACTGAATCAGCTAACGCTTTGCCCACGTTAATAACAGGAGCATCAGCTATGCCTACGCTATCTGCCACCGCTTTACTGTACGCAAATACAGGCGCATCACTAAAACCAAATGAGTCAGCAAAATACTGGTTTAAAGAATCTGGATCGAGCCGGACATCAACCATCTGTATGTTTTGATAGGCCAATAGTCCCTGTGGCTGAGCATACGTAATCTCTGCCTGAATGTTCTGAAAGGTAATTGTTACCTTGCTACTCAATCGAAATCGCTCCTAACCTTTAACTTAACCAGATCATACACAGTATGTATGCCACCATTTGAAAAGGTAATCTCTATCTCGCCTTCAAATGTGCCTTCTTTTGTCAGTGTGCCAGCAGGAAAGTTAGTAGTTACTTGCCCTGCAGTTGCATTGGTTACTGTGCATGTCAAAGTAGATAGCACCGTAGTCGTACCTACTTCTCTGATTCGTAGCTTAACCGTTGCTCCAGACAACGCAATTGCTGACCAAGTATCACTGTCACTAGAGTCTAGTGTTTGCCCTGTTGCTGCTGTAGTAGAGTCTTTCAGGGTAAACGTCAACTCAGGTAACGTATCACCCGTGACTAAATTTAATGTGCTTGAATATGCCATGTTCTATTCCTGTATACCCTAAAGTTGATTATAAATAGGTATTAACCGTTGTTCTAAAGTTTTTCCTATATTAAAACCGTTTTTTGCAATTGTTTCTAAAGTTTCTGCAGTAGGTCCTAATAATGGCGATATAGGGGATCGACCCCATTCACTTGATTGTTGCATCATATTTAAAATAGTAAAAGGACCGTATACACCCGACCTATCTACTATTTCAGCCATATATTCAGACCAATCCATACGATCTGTCCTAAAGTATTTATCAGAAGCTTCTACTCCTGGTAGTAACCAAGCTAACCCATTCTTAGCATACTCACGTAATTCAAGCCCAAGCATAGTTAAAGGTAAAGTTGTTAAAGCAGCTAATGCAAGAAACCCAGCAGTAGAAGAATATGCTGCAGCTGCAGTATCTCCTTCTTTTAATCTAGTACGAGCTTCTCTAGCTCCCCCTGCAAGAATTACTTTGCCATAGGCCCAGAAAAAAGATTTTAACTGCCAAATCAATGCAAATCTTGGGTCTGAAGCCCACATTGGTCGTTCTGCTGCATTAGGTCTAAGAATAGAGCTTTCTACAAAACGGGTTAAACCATCACGAACTTTTACCCCTACATCTGTGGACATATCTCTACCACTAGCTAACCATGCTTTAACCTCATCAGGTTTTAAACCTAATTCATCTAAATATCTCAATGACCGATCATTCATTGTTGCTGGATCAGCGTGTCGAATAATAAAGTTAATCCCCATATTAGTCGCAAAAATACGAGTAAATTTTGTAAAAACATTTAACCCAGTATATTTAAAAAAGAAATCAGAAGTTTTTCTAGCTGCAGGAGACAAAAATTGTCGTTCTGATTCTGTTAAAAAAACAGTCGCTACAGTTTCTGAAGCAATAACACCAATATCTCTTGCAAAAATTTCAGCCTCTTTGTAGTTTTTTATACTGTTAATTATTTCTTTCAAACCAGAAGTTAAACCAACAAAATCTTTTGAAGCTATCATTGGCCCTGCTAATTCAGTAAAACTAGCTAATGTTACAAAAGGTAAAATAGTGTAAAACTGAATTACTTGCGCCCATGAATTTACGTTTCTCCAAAATGGATTCATAGGAGATTTTTGATACCCAAGATATGTTTCAATTATTTCACGGGCTTTTTCTCTATTTTTAGGAGACAACTTTTCTAATTCAGGGCCAAGAATATCCTGACCTTTTTCATTTTTAGTATGGCGATTCCATTCAACTCGTTTTGTAACACTATTGATGTATTCAGTTACTGTTTCATCAGGTTTACGTAAAAAACCAGCATCACGCAAAGCTTTAGCATTAACTTGAGCAGTTAGTTTACGGCCTCTTTGTCTAGCTGCTTGTGGGTTTGGCTCCCATACAGACTGTTCGGCTAAATTTTGAACATTATCCATTTGTTCAATCATTTCAATAATTGCTTTTTTAACATCATTCTTAGCTTGTTTATTATCTAGTTGTCCAGACTCTCTTAAAACAAGTTCTAAGTATGCATTAGGATCAGAAGCTATTGCTTCTAAATCTAATATTACAGGAGTGTAATTATCACGTTGCCCAATTTTTGTGTTACTTGGGGCTATATAATCATTAAATACTTTTTTATAAAAATCCCTAACCGCTTTTGCTTGATCAGATAACTGGTCATATGTAAAAGTTTCATTTTCTGCTTCTTGTATTGCTTCAACTATTGCAGGGTCTGTTGGATCACCGACAGTATCTAAAAATAAACTTTCTAAACGTTGTCTTGCTCTGCCTATTTCTGGGACCATTCCTAAAACAGTAGCCCCTGATTCCCGTTGAGATTTACCTTGTTGCGCTCTTACATAGAATATGTCTGCAATTGCGCTTGAAGCAATCCTTCGTAAATAACTATCTGCACTAAATAAAAGATTGTAAACAGGTTTAATCTCTTCGCCATTAAGAATACGATCTGCAATTTGTTTTACAGCTGATACGGTTCTTTCTAATTCCGTACCACCTTTTTGTTGGGTTTGTTGATTTAGTTTTTTAATAAAACGTTTTTCAACCCAATAATCAGGTTTAATTCGGTCTGTATTTTTTCGACTTTCTACAACTGTATCTATAAAAGTTTCAAATGTTTGGTTAAGCGGAGTACCCCAACGTTCTTGATAACGTGCAGAAGCTTGCCTCCAAAACTTTCTCATTTCTCTTATAAAATCTTTAAAAGCACGATCTACAATATTTTTTGGCTTACGATTAATAAATCGTTTAGTAGCTCTTTTAGCTATTTGATCAGCAAAAAACTCATTAAAAGCTTTACTTTCATCTTGATATTGTTGCATCAACAAATCATAACTAGGGTCATTTTGAAAAGCCCGAAATAAACGATCTCGTATTTCTGAATTTTCTAAAAGAGTATCTTTAAACTCATTAACAAATGCATGACCTATTTCATGGGCAGAAGTTAAACCTAAACCCAAAGTATTTTGCGTGGGCCTTATTAAAATAAGTGTCCTACCATCTTTAAGCCTAATAGCTCTACCAAGAGCAGAAGTATTTGGGTCAATAAAATTCTTAGTTGCATCAATAACGCCACTGTCTTGTATTACTTCTGCACCAAGTACCTTTTTAAAAACGTCATCTAAAATGCCAGCGGCTTCTAAGTTTTGAATTATTTCAGAAGAAAGAACAATGGGTGGGTTTTTTAATTTTAAAAAAGAAAGCAAATCTTTAATATATGCAACTACTTTAGCGTCTTTTAATCCGTAATCCATAGGTAATTCAAGTTGACCATCCACAAGAGCAAGACCAGCTTCTTGCGCTCTTTTTACGGCTATGAATTTTTCTGCAGCGGAATCTTGTGGGTCTGGAGGAGTAGGAGGATTTACCCCATATTCTAAGGTGTCAATAGTATCGTACAGCCTAGTAAACTCATTAATTTCTTGCGTGGTTAACTCAGAAAAAGGTTTCTTTCCATCGTTAGTAAGCTCGTTTAACTGCCTATGGAGTTCAATTATTTGAGCATCTGTATCTGAAGTATCTAAAGTGTCATCGTCATAAATAGGCTGAGTGTCAACAATAGTTTTTCCGTCACTGTCTTTAACTATATTGCCATTACTATCAAACCTAACAGTATTATATTCAGTAACTGGAGTAGCTGATAGTTTTCTTCGTCTTCCTCTCGCTACGTTATTTGGTTGTACGCTTCTTCTATAACTATTCCAATAATCCCATATCCAACTTGCATTACCCCCTAACACTGTTAAATTTTGTTCCATTTCTTCAAGCGTTACTGAAGAATCTTTTCCTACATTTTGATTTTCATTTGCTTTAATTGTTTCTGGTTCTGATAAAGTAACTGTTCCAACAGCAGGTGTAGTAGGCCCTCTTGTTAAATTAGGAGTGTCAGTAGTCTCTTGGTCTATGCGTCTAGCTGGTCTGTAAACTATGTCACCATCTTCATCTCTAATAATGTTTCCGTCTTCATCACGCTCTGGTATCAAATTTTCTGACATAACTTCTGTTTCAGAACCTAAACCAGCTTGCTCTTCACGAGGAGGAGTTATAGGTTCTCTACGCCTAGCTGTAATTATTCGCCCACCAGAAGGAACTGATTGTCTAAGTTGATTACGATTTCGCTCTAAACTTGCTTCAGTTGTAACTTTTTCTGAAACAATAACACCGTTACGATCCACAACTTGAAGGACTAAATTACCTTGCGTTTGTTCTTCAGGGCGTAAACCAAAACCACGAACTTCAGGTAATTCAGGATTAATACGAGGCTTACCATTTTTGTCTCTGACAATATTGCCTTGATTATCTCGTAAGTATAATGATGCGCCTCCCTCCCGTTGCGCTTTTATTAATTGAGCAATGGTAAGTTCGTTGCCGTCAATTATAGCCGCAGGAATGTTTAAGTTAGCTAAACTAGCTACATCAGTAATTGATTCACCATTAAAAGAAACATCATACCCAGCGATTAAAAGTTCAGCCATTATGTCGCTAAACCCTTGTAAAGCAGTATTAAAAGGATCTGTCCCTTCAAACCTACCTGTTGACGCTTCCGCTACTCTCTGACCAGAACGATTTAAATCTACTAAATTCACACGGGAAGTTTTACCATCAGGAGAGGTAATGGTAACCCTAGAGTTTTTTGCAAATTTCCCTTTCTTTGCTTTTCTTACCGCTAGTCGTAAAAACTGAGCAAGAGGAACACGTACTACTTGTTGTTCGGGAGGAAGAGAACGATCTTGAAATGTAAATAATTGCTCTGAGCTAGGAGAAATTCTAACAAGTTGAAAATCACCATCTGCGTTTCTAATTTCAATTTGAGCATCAGGATCAAAGTTTTTTAAATCAACTGCATTCCTTAACAAAGACTGTGTATAGAAACGGGCTTCCCCGTTCTCAAAATCAGTAGGGCCAAATAAAGCCTCATATTGATCTCTAAGTTCTTGCTCCCCTGGAAATAAAGGCCCTTGATTTCTACTAGAAAAAGTTCGTAATACTTCCTCTTGTATATCTTGTTCTGTTAAATCAGGATTAAACTCTTCTTGAAACTCTTCTTGAAACCCTTCGGGAATCTCATCTGAAAAACCATCAGGATAAGCTCTTTCATAAAGTATTCTACCTGCTTCTTCTGCGCCATAAACCCTTGTAAGTCTTCTCCGTTCTATAATCTCCAAAGCCATTTCAGGATCATTAGTTTGCTCCACAAGCTCACTAAAATACTGTTCATCTTCAGCAGAATACCTACGCCTATCTTCTTCCTCAAGATCAAGATTAGGATCGTCAGCAACCTCTTCAGCAAGCCTTCTTTTATTCCTAGCTTCTAACGTTTGAGTTAATGTAGCAGTTTCAACCCGCCCGTTTTTTGGGGCTAATCGTCTTCCTGCTTCCATTGCATTTTCTAAATTTTCTTGTGTAGTTACTTCTTCAGAAACAACATTATTATCTTTATCAAATACTTGAACGACTAAATCTTCACCTGTTACTTGACTTTTTACTGAACTATAACCAAGAGCTTCTTTTAAAGAACGGTCACTTGCATTATCTCTAATAACAGCTTCAACAAGGTTTTTGTATGGACTTATGATTGTTCCTTTGCCTGGAACAAAGGCTGTGTAAGTTGCAAAATCATTAATTACTGTATTTTGTATTTGCCCGTCCCGTGTAGCTCCCTGTGTTGGGTTTTTACCTGCTACCCAAACAGCGTTCTTTTGGCTTCCTCCTATAGAACGATCTGTCATTGCTTCTAATTGGGCATTAATATCTTTCTGAGACTCTGGAGTAGTAATACCAGCGTACATATCCCCGTACTGTTCTGCTTCAATCGCACGAGAAACAATAACATCTCGCCCTTTTTCTTTTAGATCATTAGCTTTATCAAAGATTTCTTTTGTTAAATTTTGAGCAAATTCATTATTTTGTACTTGTGAAACACCACTAGCTAAAGCTCCACCAGCTGCACCAAGAGAACCCCCACCAAAGAAACCCATAAAAGCTGCTTCTGCAAGACGCATCTGAGCCTCTTCTACGGTATAGTCATCGTCCAGTGAAAACCGATTAGCAACAGCAATACCTTCTTGGACAAGTTCTGTTCCCGATTCAACAGTAGAAGAACGCAACGCAGACTTTCCAATATCAGACGCAAAACGAGATAAAAAACTATCTTCGCCAATAGACCTTTTTTTAGCGACATTAAATAATGATTTTGCTACTAAAGCTTCACCACCTACGCCAATGGCAGCTTGCGGTAGAGCAATTCCTGCAGCCCTTAAAGCTGTGCCTCTATCTAGCTCTTGACCTGACTCCAAAGCTTCAGAAAGATTGCTGCCAGAAAGAGGAACAAATTCAGAAGCACCTGCACCAACTAAAGCACCTGTTGTTATTGCCCTACGAGTCTCTTTCTTTTGTTGTTGGCGAAATAACTTATAAGCATTTTCAGCTAATTCTAGTTCATCAAGATCAGCTTCATTTCTAGCAACTTTTTCTACTGTATCTTGTAAAAGCCTTTTAGCAACAGAACGGTTAGTAGATGTTAAAATCCCTTTACCAACAGCAGCTGATACGCCACCAACTCCTGCACCAACAATAGAGCTAACAGCGTAAGGAAAAAGTTGTCCTGTTCCTTTTGCTATTTGGGTAAAAAACCCACCAACTGTAGGTTCGTCTACGAATTGCGAAAAAGATTCTATTGTTTGAACGGGTGCAGCTGCAAGGTCTTCTTCTACTCTAGCTTGTTCAATGTTTCTTGCTGCTGATTCTGAATCACCTAATAAAGTATTTGTAATAGCTTTGAAATACTCAACATCAGCACCAAGCTGTTTAGCTGTAGACCTAACCCCTGCTGTAAATGAATCTACTACCCCAGTAACAGGAGTAGGAGCAAACTGTTGTTCTTCAGGACGAACAGTTCTAAGAGCCTCCTTACGAATCAGATCATCAAATTCACTCATTTGATCCTGTTGCCCTTGCATTATTAATTGCTACTCTAGTCAGCAAGTAATTTTTAAGCATTGGAAGCGTTTTAAGATCATCTCTTACATCTATATCGCCACCAATTTTTTCACCATTGCCATCAACAACATAAAATTCAGTAACCTTATTAGGATCAGTTGAATTAGCTCTTAATCTATCAAAACCTGCTCCTTTACCAAGTGTAGAAGCATTAAAAGTAGCTAAAAAATCTTCCTGTGTTACTGCATCAAATAAACCTTCATTTTCTTTTGCTAATGACTGCAGCACTCCCATTGCAGCCCTATCAGATTCTTTTGTAACAAAATCAAAATCCTTTTGGTTTCTTGTTCCAGTAATTTGACCACCACTACCTCTAACAACAAACCTGTCTACCTGTTGATCTAGCTCTCTTATAATAGAACTAGCCTGTCGTTGGAAATTATCATCAGTTGGGGATAGCGAAATAATATTACTAATTCTTTGTGACAAACCTAAATTATCTGGATCAGTTGAATTAAAGGCATCAAGCGTAGAAGTAAATTCTTCTCGATCATCTTTAGAAAGCTCGCTTAACTGATCTGTTACGGTCTCTAAATACTTAGTTTTAGCTTCTTGTGCATTTGTATCTGCATTTTTAGCAGAAGTTTCTGCATTCATTCTATTAATTTTAGTTGTTTCTATATTTGTTGCAGCAGTAACTGCTGAAGGCGTAGATAAAGTCGCGTCACCCGTTGCTAATACATTATCTATTGCTTTACGAATTGCAGTACGTTCAGCTGGATTTTCTGTTCCTGCTAACACAATCGCACGGGTAACTAACTGATCTTTAAGAGGTGCTGATCTCAAACTAGCTAAAGTAGCTTCAACTCCATGCTCTTCCAATACTTTCTGAGCTTGATTCGCTTCTTCCCCTGTAATATTAAATTCACCTGCTTCTATTTTTGCATCCATTTCACGTAAAACTTCAGGAAGTGCATTTGGATCAGCTGCGTTAAGTTTTGCAAGATTTTCTTCTGAAAATACTTTTTTCTCTAACGATTTATAAGCTACTTTTTCCATTTCAGGTGTAGCAACTCCAGCGTCAATAAGACCAGAAAGTTCTTTTTCTTTATCGGCTAAACTCGCTTCCAAAGAAGCTTTTTGATTTGCAGGAGCTAGTTCAATGTCTTTCTTAATTGTTTTAATTTCTTCTTTTGTTTTAGCGTAAATATTTGAGTTAGCAGTATTAATTAAAGTATTTCTTTGTGCAAAAAGATCACTTCTTTCTTGTTCTTTAGCCTCTCTATTTTTATTAGTAAGAGAGCCTGATAGCTCTTGATTTAATTTTTCAAGGTCTTTATCAATACTTTTAACTTTAGCTCTATCTCTTCTAATCCCTTTATTAAATTTAGTATCACCACTTAGGTCGGTACTAAATAAGGAAGTTGTTGCGCCTACAACGGGTCCTGAAGTAGGGAAACGGGAAGAAGTCCCACGTTCCCCAGCAATTTCTTCTGGATCAACACCAACTGCTTCAGTTTGAAGGACGGGATCAACTTCAACGCCCAGCGTTTCAGCCATGTCCATAATAATGCCATTTCTTTCTTCTTCAGTTTCTGCGGCATCGTAAGCCATTTTAAACTTACGGGAAAAAGAAGCGTCATCATTTGCTTGTGCAACGCCATCAACTGCGGTCATAACTTCACCTGCAAGTTTGTCTTTTTCTGCTTGCAGGGCAACTGTTCTTGCGTCTAAATTACTTAAAGTAACAGCAACCTCTCGATCAACGTTTCGACCAAATTCTGTGCCACTCATAATCTCATTCCTGATATGAGTTCCAAATTGAGAAGAAATTTTACTAGCGGTTAATAATACACCTGGGTCTGTTTCAGCTGCGGTTGCGTTTTCACTAAGAACACCATCTGTTCCGTCTTCATAAGTACCGCCAGCCCCAAATAACATTTTGCCATCTGGCCCTGTTTGAACAGGAAAAACTTTATCAAAAGTAAAACCGCCTTCTCGTTGCGCTGCATTCTTTGGTTGAAAATTTAACATCCCTTCGACTAACGATTTTGCAGTCCTATCCCCTGATTCAAGCGCAGCGGCAAGAACACCATCGTTATAATTAATGGTTTTTCCATTTTCTCCAAAAGTTATGTATTTTTTACCATCAAATTCAAAGTTCTTAGCAACATTAAAAACCTGTTGTGCATTATCTTCTCTGTTTGCTCTGTTTGTTACTCTAATTTGTTCAGCTGAGAGAGCAGTTTTAGCCTCAGTGCTAGCGTTACGAAAAGCTTCTTGGCCGTCAAATTGCCTTCTTTGTTCATCAAGTCTATCTCGACCTAATTGTATTTGTTGTTCTTGTAATTCAGCAGTACGCCTATTTGCGCTTTGCTGCATGAACATGCCAGCGAGTTGAGTAAATGCAGATGCTGGATTTTGTGCCATAGTAATTACCTCTAAATTGCCAAGGCCATAATAGCCATTGCGCCTAATGAACCAACTGCGCCAATAGTTTGTTGTTTAGCTTGCGCCCTTGCAGACTGATAGGCCCTTTTTCTAGCATTTGCATCAGAAGCTGCACTGCCTAACTGTTGTAGGCTAGTCCTATTTACACCTTGTCCTATATTAATTAAATCAGCAAGCAATCTTTGATTTGCATCTCTTTGAGCAATACGAGCATCTGCAACAGACTGAACACCACCAAGCGTAGTCCCCCTACTTAAACTACGTTGTTGCTCTTGCAGTTGCGCTGGGGTTAAAGCAACCCCATACCTTGACCGATTTCTTTCAGCAATCTGACGGGTTCTTTCTTCTGACGCTAAAGCATCTTCCTTCGCATAATCAATCAAACTGGTATCTGTCTGGGCTTGCTCTATCAATTCTTTTTCAAATTCACGGTAATTTTCAACATAGTCCATGTATTCTTGACGAGTTATGTTAGCGTAGGTTTGCTCTGGATCACTTACTGCAGGAAGATTATTAACATAGTCACCTCCAGCACCATCAGGTTCAAATTCACCTGTCTCTTGATTAAATCGACCTCGCCCTTGCATTAAAGGACCAAACATAACTACCCTCCGATTAAATTACCAAATGAACCAGCTTGTAGTCGATCCCTAAAACCAAGCTTTCTATCAGGAGTTGCTGGTGTATCTCCTACTGCTGGTTGACCAAGTTCAGTGCCGCCAAAGAAGCTACGCCCCTGCTTCATATTTGATAAACCTTGCATACCTAGTGCGCCTCCAATCTGAACTCCTGCAGTAAATTTAGCTTGTGCAAGAGCCTGATTTTCTTTTGCTCTTTGTAATGCTGTTGCTGTTTCCATGCGAGAAACTTGAGCCAAACCAGACTGTGCTTCAGCAGCCTGACCCCTAGCAGTACCAAGCACACCAGTTGCCATTTTATTCTTAACTGACTTTGCTCCTTCATCTGCTTTCTGCAATTGCCCACTGTAGGCTGCAGCAGTATCTCCTGCAGAGGCTACATTTGTTACTTGTCCTAAAGACAAGTTACTCGTAAGTGCTTGAGCAACGTCTGCAGAAGCACGCCCTCTAATGGAGTCACGATAGTTTTCATCTTTAGCTTTGTCACGCATCTTAATGAGAAGCGGTTCATAATTAGCTTTAAAAAACTCATACTCTGCTTTTGCTACAGCAGCACTAGCCTTTTCTGCTTCAGAAGGTTTGTAATCTTGCTTTTTAGGTTTACTACTCATCAAACTCTCCTTGTATAAACAGAATGGTTTAGTTTCCATCCTGCGTCTAACCAACGCTGCGTAAACGGCTTTGGTGTACGAACTTCTAGCTCTATGTACCCTGCCTTACTTGCTTGCTCAGAAAAAAAGGGCATATGCTTTAATACACAATCTTTTCCCCTTTCTTCTGCCCATGCTATCCAAATCAATAGCGTTGACGTTCTTGCATACTCATCTTTTAAACCAGTGGTTACAACAAACCCTTCTGAAGCTACCCACAACTGTGCTTCACCATTAACACAAGCTGCATACACATCCTCTGGTATAAAAGTTAATTGCTCCTGATCTGTTAATATCTCCTGTATCCCATCCTTAACCCAAGGCCAGTGATCCCGAATATCAGATAACTGCGGCTCATCGGATCTCTCTTCCATACCTGTTTCTCCTCCTGTTTAATGGTAGGAATGGCCCACCATATCGCACTTTCCTAGCTACGCCAGTATCTGACTGCGTTGCTTTACGCTCTGCAGTAGTTAAACCAACGTTATATATTTGCCTGTATACATCGGCTCCTCGTAGATCACTCCATTCTCGATTTGGCATACGCAACAATCGGAACAAAGTACCATTAACAATGGCTTCTCTGTGATCATCCATGATGTCATCACTGCAACTGGTAGACGTATGTAACGGCTTTAATTGAACTCGTAACCGTGTACTGTTTGCCGTTGTCTCATTAGGCACGGGTACAAGATAAAACAATGTACGAGACTGCTTAACAAAGTATTCAGGCGTGCCATAGTAAGAAGGCTCACGCCATTTAGGTTTGCGCTCCTCTAGTAACGTAGTAGAGATAGGCTCTAAAGCATCTCCGTTGTACAACACCCACATAATTTTATGGACAGCTGTATCAGCTGGTGGCTCAAGGTCGTACTCATATATACCGGATACTGTTGTAATAGGATCTAGCTCTGCCTGATACACTCCTGTTTGCTCACATAACTCAATTACAGTAGAGCGAATATTTGATTCAATCAGTGAATCAGGGCAGCTTTGTACCATCGGGATTATTTCAGGTAATAAAGACTCATACGTAGCCATTTAACCTACTCCCCCCATTTGAGCTTGTGGATTAACCTCAGTATTTGGGCTGGTTGTTAAATCAATTTGAGACTTCCCAGTAACTAAAGCTAAGAATAAATTATAATAAGAGTTTGCTTTTTGTTGACTACCTACATACTCACTATCTTTCATATAACACATATATAAAACATAATGCATAACGGCATTTGCAAACACATCAGGGACAGCTAAATTACCATTTGCAGCTACTGTCGCTGGATTAGCTGAATAAATAATTTCTAAAAAAGAAGAAGCCCCACTAGCAACCCCAGGATAAACATAGTAATTACGAGGGTTTTGATCTTCATACATATAATGCTTAATTAAAGAGCCGTGCTTTGCATCCCCTTTTACAGTAGGGTCATGCCAAGACGGTTGTATTGAATCCAATGAATCTCTTGAAACTAAACGAGTAGCTCGTTTTCCTGTGCCTACTCTTGTGCCTGTAAGAACCAAAAATCCCATCCCAGCATGTGCCGTACAATAGGTGTATAACGTAGGTGCGTCAATTCCAACGGTGATCTTTGTAAATGCCGTACCAGATCCAGGTGTGCCTGACGTTGTTACACCTGTTGTATACTCAGAACCACCGCCATGTGAGCCGTTAGCCGTTGTAGAAAACCGTAGTGGATGCCCACTGTTACTAGAGTGAGACTGATCAAAAGTATAAGTGCTACCCTCTTCAAGCGTTAGTGTTTGAAAAGAACCGTCAGTATAAAACTTATTACCACCAGAATTAACCACAGTTATAGTGTACGTCTTTTCAATCATCGCCATGTTGCGTACTACACGGAGCAAACGATTACCGTCATCCGGTATTGTCTGCTTAGTGCCTTCGCTTAACGCAACGGTTGCATTGGTAGCAGTCGCATCAGGCTTATAAAGAGCTATCTCTCGCTGAGCGTCATTAACCCAAAGCACCAGTTCATTAGTAGAAGACCAGCGAATGCCAGCAGTATCTTGTAACGTTTGTTGAACCCTATCTAAAACACTTTGAACTGAAACAGTCATTTATCACCTATCTAAATAGGCTTGCCATGCAGCTTCCCTTTCATCTGTCCCTACGGTGCGACCAGCAACTCGATTAACAGCGGCAGCTTTTGGAGAGTTATCCGTCTTAAAGTCTTCAGGATTACTTTCATTAACAAGCGTTTCTATTGCAGCTACTACAGCGTCTAAGTCCTCAAAGGTTTTAGGCTCGTCATTAAGATTAATCTCAATGTCGGTATCCATTGCAGCTACTTCTTCTACCCAAGTTTCAGCAGGTTCTTCAGTTGATTCCACAACTGGTTCAGGTAAACCAGAGATTTTTGCTCCCATTTGCAATGCAACGGAACCTATCTCATCAGAGACTTCACGCTCAACTCCTGCTTCAAATAAAACAACTGCTCCACTAAGTAGTGCTACTCGTAGATCAGCTTCAGAAACTACTTTCATAGTTGCTCCTTAAAATGAGTCCTCCCCCGAAAGAGAGGACTCGATAGGTTTTACCCTACAATGAGGTACATAGTTAGTGTACCAGTTGTAGCACCAGTAGCAGGTCCTGCTTGTACTGTCACATCAATTGTGTCATCAGCAGTAAATGTTACTGGGGCAGTTGCTGTACTACCGTGAGTAGCGTTACCTATTGCAAGGCTAGAGGCTGTACCGCCAGCTTGACCAATAGTTGAGCCATCAATGATAGAAGCAGCTGCGCCACCATAACCAACGTCTAGGACGATAGAAGGTGAGCCACCAGTGTCAAGGTCAGTCGTAGTTAAGATAGCACCATATACTGTCTCACCTTTAAACACATCAACCATCTGAACAATATCAGCGGCTGAAAGTGCAGCAGTGATTGAGTAGGAAGCTACCCGAACTCCTAAGTTACCTTGGGGAAAGTTCTGGAACGCGGAGTTACCAGATACAGAGTTAGATGTAAATGTCGCCATTTGTCATTCCCCCTTATTGTGCAGTATCAAGAGCAATCACACCAAAGTCTTGAACAGACCCACTTTGATCACTGTTGTACTTAGGTTTACGGAGGCCAAAGATTTTGCCTATCGAAATACCAGCTTGGTTCTCGTAGTCAAAAGTATCTTCAACGATTTCAGGCAACCCAATGTCAGCCATAGCTAGGGATTGTGCGCCACAGAACAAGGCTCTCGCACCTGTTACGTTAGCGTTTGCACCCCACTTGTAGCCAGCTGCACCAGCATTAGAGTTAGTACCTGTAGTTGCGCCAGATGTATTATAAACGTGACGGAACTCATGGACCATTACGCCATCAACCATCAAGCTAGAAGTGCCTGAGAACAATTCGTTCTGAGGTCCTCTAACTGAAGCTTGTCTAACGTTAGCCAAGAAGTCTGAGTCAAGCTTGAGATCAGCCATCTGAGAAGGTGTTACAAATAAATGGAACACTTCTTGGTTTCCTGCAGCACGCATACCACGGAGATAGTTATCCTTGGCAAAGGCTTTAAGATCAACAATATGTCGATACTTCAGAACGTCAGTAGCAGCTACTGCAGTAGTGTCACCTGCTGCAAGATTGTCACCATTGACTCTTCTGTGCCTGTCGGCTGTAGGAGCAGAAACATCAGAGGAGAACTCAAGGTCTGCCAAATCATGTCCTGCTGTTGGAGATGCATTTCTCAATGCGCCATTTGTTTTGTTGGTGTAAGCAACACCTGCTAACGTTAAAAACGCTAACTGGTCTATTCGATCAGACATAGCATAAGCTAGTGCATCACGAGATTGCTCACGGAAGTTAACAACACTCTTCTGGTCAGCCAATCTACCAGACATGCGGTTTGCAAATCGTAGTTGATCTAGCTCGATGGTGATGTCAAAGCTTCTGAGTGCTTCTTCATTACCTTCCAGAGTGTTGTCACCAGTGATACCATCGCCTGTCATATCCGCTAATAGCGTTATAACAGCCTTAGTACCCTTCTCGTTCTTTGTTAATTCGGTTACACGCTGTACCATAGCGTTCTGACCAGCCCCTGCGAACTGATTAATGAACGACATGTTACGTGCAACTCGCCAAAAGTCGCGTGACCAAGCGGTTAGTTGATTGCTAGTCAGCGACGCAAAGTTAGTAAGAGCCATTTCGGTTCTCCATTATGCGTTACACTTTGGGCATAAGCCCACCCTAGCCGTTTTATGGGACGGCTAATCCGTTTCCTCGTATCGTGAGGTACGTCTTAGCGCAGATTTGAACAAGGCGCGACCCTTGGAACCTTTAACGTCTGTCAGACGAGGCCGTTTTTACCGTGTACGACACGCTCTAATATCGTTTAGAGGGACGAAAGACTGTATATTAGTAACACTCAACCAATTTGGTCAAGCTATTTTCTGTATCTTCTCGTTTTTTTCGCTACTTTTTTAGGTTGAGCAGAGAATTGCTTACCTTTTTTGGTGTCTGCCTTCTTTTTTCGGCTAGTTGCAGCGTATTCTTTAGAAGAAAGCCGCTTTATCGCCTTCTCAGGCAGATATCTCTCACCTGTAGCTTTAGCCCCTTGGGTACTAGGCTTGCCAGACTTGGTTCGCCACTTCTGTTTCGTCCATTTCTTTAGACTTTTCTGTGGTTTTTTAAGTGCCATCAGCTTTTATACCCACCACCTGCGGCTTTATACTGTTTTGCAAGCATCTGGGCTTTGCGCCCCGACCATTGCCCAGGTTTACCGCCTTTTCCACCTGCTTTAATCTTATTAAACAGGTTCTTACGCAGAGTTGGCTTAGTATAGTTACCAGATTCATTGACCCGTGACTTAGCTTTTGGCTTGGCTTTCGCTTTTGGCTTGCCAGTTCTACGGTTTACCATTACTTACCCACCTTTTTCTGAGCTTTCTTATGAGCAGCAGAGAAACTTGTTCCTGCTTTCATTTCTTTACGCATCATAGCCATGTGCTTTGCGCTATGATGCACCGAATGCTTCTTCAAAGTAGCCTCTTGCCGTGCCGTTAGCTTCTTTGCAGTAGGCTTCTTCTTGGCTGGCACTAGCTTCTCCTTTTAGGGCGAGGAATCGGACCACCCATTAACCCCGAAGGGCGATTTTTACGGGGTTTAGGTTTACGTTTAGCTGCAGCAGCTTTTGCTGGCCCACTGTCTTTTTTTCCAATAAGGCTTTTTCGTTTACGACCAGCCACAGTTCTCTTAGTTTTAGCAGCACCAGCCCCACTCACAGAACCACCGCTTGAAGCTTTTTGCCTTTTCAGTTTCTCTTTTCTATTGGCTTCTCGCATCCCTTTTGGAACCATTATCCCAACAGGTTTCTTTTTCATCTTAGTACCCCATTCGCTTTGTAGGTTTCTTCTTGGCTGGCTTTTTCTTCTTCTTCATGCCATTCATGCCCTTCATTGTCTTCTTACCACCGCCTTTTTTCATACCGTACATAGTTCTTTACTCCTAAGTTATTGAAATTACTACCATTTTACTTTGTGTGACCAATACCGCGCAGATAATTTAGAAGGATTAGAGTCCTGTGCGTTGTGTCGCGCATAGTACGACTTCTTTCTGGCCTTATCTTTTGCTGATTTTGGGTTTTTACCAGCCCCACTCACACCTTGTTGCCCAAAACGTATCGTCTTCACCTTGTCGCCCTGCTTAGCAACGACAACGTGAGACTTTGTTTTGTGGTTAGGTGTGCGTTTCGGCTTGTTGTAACCAGATACACCTGCCCGTGCTAATCTGGGGTCTTTCTTTTTAGGCATTACAAGACATCTCCTCTAAGCCTTTTCAAAGTTGCATCGGGTAAAGCGTCAAACTCTTCAGGTGTCATGTTATTCACATCTAACGCTTTCTCACCCTTGGCTGCAGAGCTTTCTCCTGGTAGTTCAGGAGGTTGAGCATCAGCTGCTTTGAGTTTTTTGCTAACTTGAGAGCGTTGCTTTTGCTCTTTAGCCTGACCCAAAGCAGGTACATCTGCAACAGTAGAAGAATCTAGCATATTATTTTTTTGTAATACATAGGTTGTTGCTTCTTCCAGTGCTTCTACAGGATTCTGCCCTGAAGAGATAAACCCTGTCATGTATTTATTTACTTCGTCAGTTAATGCTTTATTAAATTCAGGGGCGTTAGCATCAAAAATAGGAAAAGCTTCTTCAATTGCAGACGCAGCATCTTGCACTGCATTAGCAGTAGAGTTACGAGTTACTTTTGTTTCAATGTCTCTTGTTAATTCTGTTTCCATTTTAGTTGCTTCAGCTTGTCGTATTTCTTTACGGATTGCTTTCGCTTTGTCTTTGTCACCATCGAGTACAGCGTCCATATACTCTTCTTCTTTTGCATCAAAGTCATAAGCATTAGGCGCTTCTTCAGCTGCTTTTTCTGCCTCTTCAGTCTGTGCAATTCGTTTCTTCAGTGCTTTATTTTGTGCAAGCACTTCATCAAGCCGTGACTTAGGAATCATTGGAGATTTTGTTTCTTTTTTCTCAGGCTCTGTTTCTTTCGCCTCTACTTTCTCAGTCTCTTCAGTTTCAGTTTCAGTTTTGGTTTCATGTGAAACATCTTCTCCAACTTCGGCTTCTGTTACTTCCACTTCTACTTCAGCTTCGGCTTCAACTTCTGTTTCTTCTGCTTCAGTTTCAGCTTCTTCGCCAAAAGCAAAATTCATATCAAGGTCATCCCCTTCCTGCCCTTCCAAGGCATCAGCCCCAGGCATAGTCTCATACTTGATTGTTTCTTCAGTTGTATCTTTAGCTTGTTCACTCATTGAATAGTCCTTTAAGTAGGTAAGTTTTCAGGGGTACGCATGTTAGGTATATCAGTTTGCGCTGGTTTTTTTGCAGCCGTCTGCATTGCTGTTGCTGCAATACGTGCTGCTGCGTTGGTTGTTTGTTGATTTGTTCTAACTTGATTTGTTGCCGCTGATAATTGTTTACGGAGATTCAGTTCTTCTTGCTTCATTTGCATCTTAGCTTGAAGTTCTGCAATCTTCATTTGAGGATCAATTTCAGAAGTTTCCTGAACCTTCGCAATATTAACTGCGGAGTCTGTTTGTAACTTCCTAACTTCAGCTTCCAGTTTCGCAAGTTCAAGCTGCACACGCTCCATTTCCATCTGCTGTTGCATCTGCATAACTTCTGCTTGTTCTGGTGTAGGCGGCTCTTGTCCTGTCATTGAACGAATGCGCTGAGCCAACTCATCTTTCTTAGCAAGATGTGAATACTGAATGATTGCATCATCAGGTATCGCCACGCCCACTTGTCGCAAGTTAAGTGCTTCAGCGAACTGCACTTCATCAAACGAATCACGAGCAGGAGCAGTAGACACAATCACATCATACTCGCCTAGCGTTAGGTCATTTATAATTTGTCCTTCAGGCGTTTCAACGTTAATGGCTACTTCTTCTCTTGGCTCCATTGGCATATCTTCATTTGTTACCATGATAATTCTTTCTTCTGTGTAGAAGGTCTGTAACAAATTAAGCACACGCTCTGCCAGATACTGACGAGCCTTTCGCAAGTTATCCAGCGGAACCTGAATCATTATGACCCCACGATTCTGCTTTGCTTGAATCGCTACGCCACTCACTTCAGCAGAATCTGACCCCAGCATAGAGTCGTTGATACCAGAAATCGTCTGTATATTAGCGGCAGCTTTCTGCCCGATCCGGTCTAGCCCCGTAGGTATTTGATTAGGTTGGATTTTTACAGGGGGCGTAGAGCCACGGTTGTACTCCAGCACTAGCCCTGTTTCTGCGCCATGCTCTTCAAGGTCATCAGTTTGCAAGCCAACTAACGAGCCACTTTCTACCATCCAGCCGCTGTTAGCGGTGGTATTAACAATGTGTAGTTCCTGACTCGCAATCTTGTTGAGTTGTTCTTGCGGTGACAAAAGATTACGCACCATACCAAACGGACGGCCCCTACGGAAATACGCAAAGAAAGGCACAATCGTAAAGTCGTTGTAAGGTGAAAAGTCATCATGCAGCACTACTCTGTCAGCAGTCACTGTCCAGCGCACCCTACGCTTAACTTTTGAAATAACGTTTAGCCCATATTCTTTAGCAAATTTTTTTGTCTTTTTATCGCCCCATGCTTCAGGTACGTCTCTTTGGTCCCCTGTCATGGGGTCAACGAAACAATCTACACGGTGCATCTTTTTGTACTGCCGTTCTATAACTCTAATAGAACGCACATTTCTGTAGTCATCTTCACTTGGCACACCTGACCCAAAATAGTCATCAGTCGGATCAAGATCACCGAATCGAGTTTCCTCATACTCAATGCTGTCGCGCCCGTAGCTGTTGCCGTTCTCAGCAACGAAACGTATCTTCTCTGCTTTGTCCTTGCCGTATAACTCTTGTATCTCGTCAAGCGTCATCCAGCGAGTTTCATATATTTCGTTCCAAGTCTTAGGGTCAGAGTCTTTTGCATCAGGATCAATCAATATATCAAGTGGATCTTTTGCAGTGATGCGTATCTCACCTTCAACGTGATCACTGAAATCCATACGCACATCAAAGTACCCACGCCCGTCCATGATCAAGCCGTCACTGAATACCTGCTGCTCGACCCAATCTAACTTATTGTTATCAGCAATCTGCATAAACAATTTATTGAGTGTCATTGCAATCTCATTGTCACCGCCTCGTCTGGGCTTGAACTTAATGTCAGCCCTACGAGTAGCTTGCTCACCCAGAACAGTATTGATAGTAGGTAGAATAGTGTTGATCGTTAATGCAGGTCGGCCTTCTGCTTCAAGGTTTGCTAGGTCCTGTTCGTCCCATTGGTCCCCTCTATAGAAAGCATCGCATCGTTTTGCCATCTCAATATAATCAAGATGTCCATTGTCTCTTGCTCTGGTGTACCGACTCCACTGCGTTGTTGCAATCTCTTGCTCTTCTGCTGGAGAAACTTTTCTGCCTTTAATCTGCGCCATTGTTATGCACTCATCGATGACTTGGTTCGTTCAGGCTTCATCATGCTGTTTAACCTGTCGCGCCAACTGGGTGTATGAATTACAGGGGCTTGATAGCTAGAAAATTCAGTCATCATAAGACCCAGCCATGCTAATGCATCTACTTGGTCATCATGTATGCCGCTTGGGAAACGCAACAACTCTGCAACTAGCGGTCCTGTGAAGATCGCATCTTTGGGGAAATACACCATTCCTTGTTGCATCCGTCCCTGTATTGCTCTTGCCCTAGCTTCTTTGTCTCTTCTACCTGTCTTCAAGTCCTTAATGTATATCTCGTATAATCCTCTCTCCCGTATCCGCTTCTCCAAAAACGGACCTAATGCCATTTCAATGTGTCCTTTTTCAATGCCCACCATTGATGGTTTCCATTCTTCATAGAGATCAAGTATGCGCTCTACGATCTCGAAACCATCAAATCTACCACGTACTACATCAATGACAAAGAGTTCATCTCTGTCATTGACTCCTATGACCATGCCTACGGTATAGTCATTTCGATCACGTTTACCTATCGCCAAGTCCCAAGCACAGTAGTAGCGCATGGATTCTGGGTCAATGTCCTCGTCATCGTAATACTGAATCATCTCACGAGTAAAGTATTCTCCGTCATCTGATACCGGATTCTGCTGATATAGTGCTGACCAATCACGGGGTCCTACTGCACTACGGATCTGACCCAACGCAGCTAAACTGTATCTTTCTGGGTGGAGTGCTTCTCCATGATCTCGATATTCTTCTTTCTCTTCTGCGATGGCAGGGTAGCGTACAACTTCCCAAAGGTCACCGCCCTCATCAGACGCTTTAAGCAATCGCCCAGCCAAGTCATCGTCATGCCAACGAGTAAGTATGACCAGAATGCCCCCACCAGGAGCCAATCGGGTATAGGCTGTGGAAGTGTACCAATCCCAATTAGCCGATCTATTATTCTCCGACTCACTGTCCTCACGGTTCTTGATAGGATCGTCAATAACGAGAACGTGCGCTCCTTTACCTGTGATACCACCGCCAACACCTGCAGCCACATAGCCGCCACCGCCTGTAGTCAGCCACGCTTCAGCCGACTGCGAATCTGGGTCAAGGCGTGTTTGAAACGCTGTTTTGTAAGTTGGCTCACGCAATAGTTGACGAACTTTACGACTGAATCCCATAGCCAACGAGCCTGAGTACGAACAAGAGATAAATTCGTGTTCAGGATTCCTGCCCAAGTGCCAAGCTGGGAAGGAGACAGATGCAAGCGTACTTTTGCCATGACGAGGCGGCATAAAGAGCATAAGCCTTGGAGACTTTTTTGCCACCACATCACGACTGAATTGTTCCAAGCGTCTGCAAATATCTTTATGAACCCACCCTGCTTGGTAATCTGCGTTAAACCGTTCAACAAACGGGAGTAGCCTCTTGCGAGTAAGGATTCGGAGGGCGAGTTCTTTTCTTGCTTTGTCTTCAACGCTTAACTCCTCTGTTGTTTCTTGTGCCTGAATAGGTGCTGGTGCAGGAAGAGACTCTGTTCGATCCGCTTTACAGTAGACGCAAACGCCATCTGTCCCACTAAACAAAGTCTCTACGTGAAAATTGGTGCAAACAGCACACTGTTTTTTATTCACTTAGGCTCCAGATACGCAGTTTCTCTCCCTGCAATCTCCAGTAGTTCCTCGTCAGTCAGTCGCTCCAACTGCTTAGCAGTCGTATTGATGCTTATGTTCACCTGCGTAGCGTTATCTGGCTCTCCTAGCCCGTGCAACTTGACCAAAGAATCTACTGTGTTCTTCATCTCTGTTGCATTTG